CTACTCGATGATGGGGGAGAGGGTCTTGGCCAATTGGCCAGCTTGCTTGCTCTGGCCGTTGAACGTCTCGGCATTGGTGGGGGGCGGTCCGCCATGGGTATGGCTCGCGGTGGTTGCGGCCAGTTGCTCCACCAGGTTCATGAGCTGTAGTAGCAGACCGAAGATGTTCACCCCCTCGCTGCCCATCCACGAACGGGGTGCTTCGAAGTGCTGCAGCTCTCCGGCCACACAGTGGCGCAGTTGCCCGATCACCTCCACCAGATCACCGGCTGCGGTCTGGCTCATGTTACCCAGGCACCCCGCCATCAAGTCATCACCGGCCAGCAGCTCGATGGCCCCGAGCGCCTCGATGCGCTTCATTGCCCCGATCTTCTCCACGCTGTGTTGCAGGGTGGTGAGCTGGTGTTGGCCAAACTCGCCCAGGTAGTCGTCAGCCTCACGGTGCATTCGAATCGCCTTGTCATGCTGGGCGCGGTCGGTATGGCGGCGCTGGTTGCCCACGGTGTCGGTGCGGCTGAACACCTCGGCCCGCAGCTGCTGGAGCTGCTCGCCAGGGGCGATACCCGGCAATGGCCAGCCCGAACCCAGCACGGTGCGAATGAATGGTCGGTCAGCGCGACCGAAGGCAAACCCCAGCTCGACGATCGTCCCCTCGATGGGGAACTGCAGCAGCCCCTGCTCAGGCCCACCGAACATCACCGGCAACGGCACGGCGCGATAGAGTGGGGCAGCTTTGTCCGGCTGACCATCCTCGCCCAGCAGTTGCACATCCACCGCATAGCGCGGGCGAAACGGATCATTAAGCTGGCCAGCGGCTGCGCTGTCGCTGATGGCCTCGACCCGCCCGAACTTGGGCAGGTGCATATTGTCGACCAGCTCCGGGAACTCCCCCTCCATCTTGCGCCGCTCCGGTGACTTCACCGGTTTACCGGGCGTTGCTGTGGTAAGGGTCATCTCATCACCCTTGAGGCGCACCCGCTCCACCCGCTTGCCGTTAACGAGAGCGCCCGGGCGCATCGCCGGGATCGGCGCGGTGGTCAGGGTGTTTCCTGCCTGGCGGCCGGGGAAGGCCGGATCCAGCTCTACCGCCCGCTCGGCCCAGCGGCTGTGGGCGTGACTGCCCACGAAGATGGCGCCATCCGGTTGCTGATGCCAGATGAAGTCCGGCACTGCGAAGGCGCGACCAGCGTTGTTGAGCAGCTGATAGCCAGTGCCGGCGCTGGTGAAGTTGGGGATCGGCCGCTCGGTATAGTCGGCCCCATCCGGCAGCAAAAACGTGAGCTGGGTTTGGTCGCTCAACCAGGCCAGCAGACCGCGCAGGGTGGCATGCTGGAGGCTGACCGGAAACGAACTCCCCAGCATACCGGCCAGCTCGCGGCACATCAGCTTGCAGGCGCCATTGCTGGCGGGCTGCACGTCATACACATATCCGGTAAACCAGCGCCGCAGCTCGCCGTTGTAGCCCAGATCCACGGTCAGGGTTTGCCCCTTCTCCGCGTTCCCCTCGATGGTGAGGGCGGCGCGCCCACCCGCACAGAGATCCAGCACGATATCGTGGTCGATGAGGTTGGCCGGTTGCCCGCCCAGGGTGAGATTGGTCGAGAGTTTCACGCCATCAGGTCTCCCAGTTTGTTATCCAGCCCCTTGATGGCCTGCTCCCACGAGCTCAGCTGTTCCTGCTCGGAGGCGGGGGCTCCCTCTGACGGCTTAGCCGGTTTGGTGTTGGCGTTGCCCTGGCCCACGGTGGCGGGCGCCTTGGGCATCCGCTGTTCCCGCTTCTCGGGCACTGAGTTGTGTTCGCGCAGGGTGAACTGCACTTGCCACGCCAGCAGCCCCTCCTGCTCGCTGGCGGTGATACGCCTGGCGAACTTGGCCTGACGCACCTTCACCGACTTGGCCAAGAGTGACCCTACCCGGTATATGTGGCGCTTGCCGCCATCCCCTTTGGCATCGGCCAGCTCAAAAAACCGGCTCAGGGTCTGCTCATCTTTGAAGGGGACCAGGCCCGAGATATCGAGCTCCTTGGCTTTGGCCCCTTGTTCCGAGCTGCTGGTCGAGCTGGTCTGGCCGCTACTGTCCTTGTCCTGAAACTGCATCGATGCGGAGATCCGCATCGACTTCATCACAATCGGCTCACCGTCCAGGGTGAGCATGGCGGTGTTGCTCATCGGGTTAACTCCTGCCAGAAGGTGATCGGGGAGGGGGAGAGCAGCAGGGCGCCGACTGTCATGCTGTGGCTATGATCTGGTGGGCTGCTCTGACCCAGTTGGGCGGCCAGGCTTGCTGCATCACCTTGCGCTTGCCAGTGCCACACTTGGCCGCTGATGGTAGCCAGCTGGTCGAGTGCCTTCTCCAGCTCGGTCAGTCTGGCAGAGCGTCGTTCTGCTAGGGTGGCCAGCTGGGCGATCGGGGTGGTGGCCCCCTGTGCCAGGCTCTCCAGCTGGGCGATCTCGGCCCCGAGCAGTGAGCGAGCCTGGCGCAGCGGATCCCATACCAGCGGCTCATCAGCTTTCCAGCGTGGCACCTTGGCGGCGGTGGGTTTGCTCATGGCATCGTTGTGGGCCGTGAGGCGGCGCAGGGCTGCGCACCACTCCGGCAGCGGCAGGATGGCACAAAGCGGCGCCAACGCATCGGCCAGCGCGGTTTCACTGTTACCGGTGACCAGCCAGGCGATAGCGTGCAGTTGGCCAGTCGGTAGCAGAGGATCTGCCCCGTCCTGCAACTTGGTGGCAAGGGTCGCCACCGCATTGGGGGCGGCGAGGCTGTACTGGTTGCCCTGGTGCTGGCCCACCCCATGCTGATAGGGGGTGACCGTCAGGCAGCGACCGGTGACCAGTAGCCTGTCGAGCTCTGCCCGCAGCCCTGTGAGCGCGGCAGCGGCTTGGCTGATAGGCGTGGGGCGGTAGTGCGCCCTGGTGGCCAGTGCCTGCAAGCGAGCCACGGCGCCAGCCTGGCTGTCTGGCAGTTGGCCAAGCACCCCGCTGGCGCTGGCGTGTATCGCCCCGGTGCTGGCCGGCCAGCGAATCGTGCCTTGCATCCAACTCACTGCGGTTTCTCCGGCCACGCGATCGGGGTTACTGTCAGGTCGAGGCGGGTCAGCTCTACCCGATAGCGGCGCCACGCGTTATAGGCAGCCTGTTCATCCGCTGTTGCCATCCCCAAATCAACCGCATCACTTAACACGGCGACATGCTGGCTTGCCTCTGCCAGCAGAGCGGAACGGGTTGCAGTCGCGATGGCTAGTGCCGCGGCAGCCTCAGCATCACGATCGGTAACCCATTTCACTCCATCCCACGCATCGTATGGTGATGATGGTTTAAGCAGGGTTTCACGTTCACGCAGGGGGCCGACCTCAGTGATTTCGCGCGCTTCCTTGGTGTCAATGTTATAGGCCGTATTGCCGCGTAAGTCAGGCACGGTGGTCCACGGTGAATCGTGGTCTGTTCTACTCGGCCATACACCTGCTTGAAATGGGGGCGGCGCGTCTAGATACGCTCCGGCTGGCAGCCCACTGTTAATGCTTACATATTGTTCCATTTCCCCCTGATAAATCCCTCGTCCATCACAACAGTGACAGCTTTCCCAGCCGCTTTCTGTGGCAAAACCCTGTTCGTCATACTGGAGGTTTGGCATGTTTACCCTCTCATTGTGATCATGTTGTATGCGGTGTTATCTGGATATGTGCTACTACCATGTGGATTGTTCACTGATGTGTCTGCGTACGTTCCACCAGAAGAATTATTTGGTGCTAAATAGTTCGCGGTCCCGGGTGTAATAGCGCCTTGCAGAAACTTTGTTGTGTGAGTGTGGCTACCAATAGACGCGGCCTGGTTTGACAGCAGCACACGGTCAGGATCGACTCCCTTTCCGTTATCCCATGCACGGATAAACCCGGCACGAATGTCCGGCATTTTCAAAGTTGGGTATCGTGATGCGAGGATGGGGTCTGTGGCCGGATTGATGGTTTGCCCTGTGATATTCATGCCCCATTCCGGTGGCTCAGCTTTCATCCATGGCAACGGGATACCAACAAACATCTGCTTGAGCATCTCTTTGACCGCATCGGCGACGTTCTTGGCTGACATCACTGCGTCAATAGCCGAGCCAAGTCGCGCCTCTTCATCTGTAGCCATGCGCACCATCCCTTTGTCGGTGGTGGTGGCAGAGGGGTGGTTTCTCCCCTTGGCATGGTCTGCCAGCGCTTTCGCCATGTCACTGGCGCTTTGCTCCGTCTGCTTGCGAAGCGCCTCCAACGCGGCCCACAGGTCGGCAGACTCATTGGCTGGGCGCTTGTCCGTGACGGTTGCGTTGGCTTCGACAACCCCCAGCTTGGCCACATAGTGGCGATAGCCGTTGCTGTCGGTGTAATCAGTCAGCTCTGTGGTGCTGGTTTTGAACTCGAAGTGGTTATCCCAGCGGCTCAGGATGGTGCCGGCGTGATGCACATCCACCCACACCCCGACCGGCTTGGCCCCAACTGTGACAGCCTGTTCTGCATCCAGCTGAATACGCAGGCCGCCGACCATGGCCACCCCCGGCTGCACTTTGTAGCTGCCCGCCTTGTTGAACAGCTTGAAGCCGTCGCCAAAGAAGGCCGATGACCCGAAGCAGGCGATCGCTTGCAGGCGCAGCTGTTCGTCCATGCCGAGCAGGCGGGCGGAGTAGTCAATCTGCCAGGTGCCCGCCTCGACGGTGGTCACGGTGGCGGTGGCCGCTTGGTCGTACTCCATCAACATGGATTTCACCAGGCTGTTGCCGGTGGTACCTGTTGCCTGGTCAGTCTTGGTTTTGGTCTCTCGCCCCTTGTAAACAATCATCCCGACCATGCCGCTGGCCTTGTTGATGAGGTACATGGCGTTGAATGAGAAGTTGCCCACGGTGGTATCCATCACGATGGAGTACGCCACAGCGTTGTTGTTGATGCGGCCGCGCTGATCCACCGGATGGCGATGGACAATCTGCGCCTGCGGCGGCAGGCCGGTATTCGGGTCGATGGGGGTGGTGATATCCAGATTGGGAATATCCGCCAGCACGACCTCATCGAGCACCACCGGCACCTGGTCAGTGAGGCAGCCTTGCCAATAGGTCTCGAATGCGTTGGTGATGACTTGGCTCATCGTGTCTCCTTGGTTTTCAGCGTTGCGCTATAGACGTGCTGGATCATCTGGATGTGTCCAGGTGCCAGCCGATATTTGGCTTTGTGCGGGGTGAGGCGGGCGGCAAAGACCTCCTGACTCATATCAAACTGGCCATAGCCGATGTGACCGGCGACCGGGTAAACCACCTGAAAGCGATAGCGGCGGCAGGTGCGGCCATAATGCTGGATCAGCGTTTCCATCAGCTTCTGGTTGTTGGCGATGCTGCTATCGGTCACCTCGATGGTGATAACGTCCCACGGCGCACTGGCTTGCCGTTCGTGGATGTCGCACCAGCCGATGCCCAGGCGCTCGAATATGCGCTTGAACCCTGCGACCTCTCCCGCGTCACGGGCATTCACAAAGGCGAACTTGACCCGCTTGCGAAACAGCTCCAGCGGCTCAGATTCAAAGCGGGCAATGTCCCGCTCCCATGCCAGCATGTTGAGCAGTGAGAGAGAGCAGGTCAGCGGGTCTTGTTCAGCCAGCGGTGCCAGCAACCAGCGCCGGATTGACTGCCAGAACGCCATGATGCCGCGTGCCAAAAAGGCAGGCTCTTTCACGCCATCGGTGATGGTTTGGCCATCTTCCCACCACGGGGCAGACACCTTGGGCATGGCCGGGGCATTGGCGTTGTGATCGATGCGGGGTGAATTAGTCATGCAGGGTGACCTCCAGCGAGCTCAGGCGCGGGATGGAGATCCCCGACACGATATCCTCCTGCCCAAACTTGAGGCTCAGCAGCTGCGGGAACTGGCTATGCAGCTCTTTGCCCAGTCGCGAGATAGAGAATCTTGCCTGTGGCCAGGTTCTGGTCACTGCCGGAAAATCTGCCGACTGACGAAACGCCGCTTTGACCAGCGATTCCGCGCCCAGTTTGAGGGCCGCCTTCTGCTCATCGGTGAGGTTGGCCACCGGCCACAGCTCCAGGGTGAGGTTGTGCTGGGTCTCCGGCATCGCCATCACAAACAGGTCATCGCCGTGGCCATGGTTGCCCTGGCGGCCCACGTAGTCGTTAAGCTGGGCAATCAGGCTGGCCGGGGTAGCGCCCACTTCCAGCAGGATGTAGGCGTTGGCAGTACCCGGGCCCCGCGGCGCCTCATGCTCGAAGAAGATGTGATCGGCGCGAATGCCGGCGACGCTTGCCAGCATCGAGCGGTAAATCGCGTCGATGTGATAGCGGCCTACTGCCGAGAACTGGTTCTGAATCCGCAGCCCCAGCGCATCGTTGCTCTCGGCATCGGCGCCCTGGGTGGTGATCCACTCCTTGTCATCGTTGCGGGCCGACAGGATGCCGGTGACCGGTTCGCTCAGCAGGTTGTAATAGCCCGGGGCCAGATTCCAGGCCGCGCCCGCGAACTCGGCCTCGCACACCACCCGGGCTACCGCTTCGCCGGCCGGACTCACCACCGCCTGCAGCGGTTTGACCCGGTAGATGGTGCCGCTGATGCGCTCGGTACTGACCCAGATATCGGCCGGGATGGTGACCGCTTCGCCTGGACTCACTTTGACGAAGTTGATCACCCCGCGGGTTTTCTGGGCGCCCTTGCGGGTCAGGTCCACATCCCACGCCTTGAGGTCGAGATAGGCATCGGTGGCGGTAGCGGCAAAGGTGTTGGGCAGCACATGGCCCGCCAAGAGGGTACGGATAAGCCAGAGTGCCGGGGTGATCACCACGCCGCGCACCAGTCGCCAGAAGGGGCTCACATCGCTGTCGTTGGTGATAAGGGAACCGGCGGCCTCCACCTCTTTTTTCAGCTCGGCCTCCATGGCCTGCTCGGTGGTCGACACGCCGGTCTCGGCAAGCAGGGCCATAAAATCCACGTTGGGGCGCAGGTTCACAGGGTTACCTCCAGATCGCCAAATTCATAGGTGCGGGCAGTGACCAGCACCCGCTCGGGGGCTTCTTCACGGATCACGATAGTGCCGGGCACCAGTCGCTCGTCGTTCTCAACCAGCAGCTCGATCTCGGTCATCACATCGGCGCGCAGGGTCGGGCTGCGCTCGCCAATCAGCTTGCGAGCCAGCCCGGACTCCATGATCCTGTGCTTGATGTCCTGACCGATGCTGTGGCGGTCTTGGGTGTAACGGGGCTGGCCGCCGGCATCGAGCAGCCAGGCGCCGTTCACCACCAAAATGTCGATGTACTTGGCGTCGCTCATTACGGGGTCTCCAGCCAGGCGTTCTCGGCCATCTGCTCAGGGGTCATCGGGTTCTGGTTGTGCATGTGCACCTCCCCGATGCTCAGGTACTTGGGCGGCTTCTGGTTGGCAGTGGTCGCGGCCGCGTTGGCCTGGATCAACTGCTGGCCCAGCCCGCCCGCCGGTACGCGGCTTTGGTTGCCCTGGCTAAAGCGGGCGAGGGGGGCGTTGATGTTCTCCTGATTGGGCAGGTTGAGATCCGGCATGCTGCCCATCTCGATATTGACGCCCGGGATCATGTTCAGCTTCTCGACCAGCCAATCCACCGCCTGCCCGAGCAGCTTGAACACGCTCCAGTCGGCCATGCTCTTTTTCAGGTCGTCCCAGTAGTAGATGGCTGCCGCCACGGCACCGATCAGCAGCACGATACCCGCCACGATCAGGCCCACAGGGTTGGCATACATGGCGATGTTGACGGCCAGCAGGATGGCGCGAAAGGTCGCCATCCCGGCATTGAGCAGGGCAAGCGGGGCGGTGATGATGGACCAGGCGATGCCGAGCCCCAGGGTGGCCAGCTTGGCCAAGCCGGCGATCAGCATCCAGGTACCGGTGACCATGCTCAACCCCACGATGGCCAGCAGGGCATAGCTGATGACCTTGGTCAGGTTCGGGAAGAGGTGTGTCCAGCGCAGCACCTCGTTGGCGCCATCGGCAAAGACGCTCATCACGGCATTGATGGCGGGCAGCACCACCCCGAACGCGGCGGCGCGGATGGCAAACCAGGCTTGCTCGACCCGCTGTCACTGGTCGGTCATGGCGGCAGCCATCTGCTCAGCCTTGCCCATGCCGTGGGTGTTGGCCAGCGCATTGATGTTGGTGGCGAGCCCTTTGGTGTTGGTCATCAAGAGCTTGATCATGCTGACCGCTTCATCCGAGCCAAACGCCTTCTTGAGCTCGTCCCCTTCGGCCACGCTCAGGGTGTCGCCATAGCGGGCCTTGAGCTTGTCCAGCATGGTGAGCACCGGCAGCATGTTGCCCGCGGCATCGGTGAATTGGATACCGAGCGCCTTCTGGGCATTGCCGACACCCGCCAAAAACGCCTTGAACTTGGTACCGGCCTCGCCGCCACTCATGGTGGCCTGCAGCTGGCCGAGCACCGCGAACTGCTCATCCATTGCAATGCCGGCGGCGGTGGCGTTGGCGCCGATTGCCCCGAACGCATCGGCCATGCCTTGGCCGGTGGTTTTGAACAGCTGCACCGCGAGCGCGGTCTTGCCGGCCACATCCTCGACCCAGTTGGCCTTGCCCATCTGCTTGGCCTGCTGCTCGAAGATGCCGTACATGGTGCCCATGTAGTTGGTGATGGTGGCGGTGTCGGCCTTGGTCGCCTTTGCCAGAGTGGTGGAGGCGCGGGTGAAGGCGGGCAGCTCGTTACCTTCGAGCCCCGCAATCGCCGACTGGATATCGTAGGAGGAGCGGACAATCTCGGTGGCCGACTCCCCGTACTGGATAGAGAGCTTCAACGCCTCGCGGCCCAGCGCCCCGAGCACCTCCTTTTGCACATCAAGCGAGGCCACCTCGGCCAGCGCCCGGTCCATCTCGATGGCAGGGCCCAGGGCAGACTGGATCGCCATGCCGCCGGCGGCCACCGTGGTAGCCCCCATCGCCATGCTGCTCCAGCCCTGGCGGCCGGCCTTGCTGACCTTGTCCATCTGGGCATTGATGCCAGCAAGGGGCTTGGTGACCTGATCCACCAAAGCCACCTGCATCATCAATTTTTCCATCCAGGCCATAGGTCGTTATCCGTTGAATGCGTTGGCGATGCCCTCGGCCACCGCAGCGGCGTAGGACTCCCGGGCGTGTCGGTCTAACCAGAGGGCGCGGGCCAGGCTGTCGATGTCGTCATCGTCGTGGGGCAGGTAGTGGCGCCGCAGTGCCAGCGCCTGCTCCAGGTGATTGCGCTCGATGGCCTCGGCGCGCGCCGTCAGTTTTTTACGGTGATCTCCAAGTCGGGGGCGAACTGCTGGTTAATGGCGCCCGCCAGCTGCAGCGCCGCGCCCGGGCGTTTGAGCAACTCATCAAGCGCCTCTTTGCTCTCCTGGCAGACGATCTTCTTCAGGTAGTTGTGGGCCGGTGCCACCTTGTCGCTTGGCATCATGTCATTGATAAAACCGTTGTAGGCCACCATGGTGGGGGCGAATTTCAGCTCTTTGCCGGCGACGTCCAGGGTGATGATGGGTGTGGTCATGGGGTGGTTTCCTCTTGTTCAATCCAGTGGTTCAGGGTGTTGATTTGGGTTTGGCAGCGGCGCAGCGCCATCTGCAGGGTGGGGATAAACCGCACGGCATCGCCGTATGTCGTCCCCGTGAATTCAGGTTCCGGGCAGTTTGGTACCAGCCCCGGCGGCGGCAGCCGCTTGACCACCTTGGTTTGCACCTCGGTTGTGGGCTGGCTGGAGCAGGCGCAGAGCGCCAACAGGCAGAGGCTCACTAGCGCAGTTCGGGCGGCCTTCCGGTGGCGTGGCCAAGGCTTGTTCCAGTTCATAGGCTGTTTTCCTGTTCTGTTGGTCTAGCTCGGCCATGGCGGCGTTCTGGGTACCCAGCAACGTGCGCAGCCCTTCGGCATCGCGCTGTAGTGTCACCAGCTGGCTGGCCTGCAGCTCGGTGGTCTGCTGCAGGGTGTTGATAGTCTCGTTGGCGGTGGCGAGCGCCTTGCTACGGCTCTCCAGCATCCGGCTGCCAAGAAACAGGGCGGCGCCCATCACTAGCACCAGGACCAGCAGCACATTGGAGAGCAGTGCCTTGAAGGTGCTCATGCCAGTACCCCGCCAAACTCGGTGAATTTGGCCAGCAGGTCAGCCAGCTGGTGCTCGCGCTGACCATAACCGGCCCGCGGCAGGCTGGCCCAGATGTTGGCGCACTTGGCCACCGCTTGGGGGATACGCCCCTTGAGCACATCGTCCAGCGCCTTGCGCTCGCGAATAAGCTGGATTGCCCAGCTGTCTTGCGACGCGGGGCCAAAGTCAGGCAGACCGAGCTGGTCGCGGTAGTGGGCCCAGTGTTTTGACAGGAACTGATAGCGGCCGGCCGCGGTGCTGCTCAGAGTCTTGTTGACCTGCACCAGCACGTTCGGGTGGGTGGCGTAGCTCTCAAAGAACCCCGCCGGATTGACCAACTTGTTGTAGCCGTCATCGCCCCGGCCTTTGGTGCCTTCGGCATAGGCCAGCATGTCGAGAAACGCGGCCACCTGCGGGTGGCAGTGACTACGCGGCATCGTTGTTCCCCCTTTTGTTCAGCACGGTCTTGGCCTTTTCGCGGATGATGTCCACCCCAAGCAGCCCCACCACACCCCCGATAAAGGGGGCCGCCTCATAGGGGACGCCGAGCAGGGTGGTGCCCGACGCCGCGGCCAGGGTAATGAGGCCGCACAGGGTGGATTCGATCAGACGGCGGCGCCCGCTGCCGCCGTCATAGGTGATGCGCATGAAGGAGATGCTCAGCGCCAGCAATGCCCCGGACACGGCGGGCCAGTTGTCCATCAGCCAGGCCATCAGGGCGGCCCAGAGGGTGGGGTCTTTGTTCGGCATAGGGTTCATATCCCGTTCTCGTTATTGCCCGCGTCGCTCGGCGCGGCTCTGGCAGGGGACACACAGCCGCACCCCCGGCACATGTTGACGGCGTGCTGCCGGGATGGGGTCGTCGCACTCTTCGCAGTGGTGGCGGCTCTCCCCCTGGTAGCGCCCTTTGCCCACCTGGTTGGCCAGATGCACGGCCAGCATTCGGGCGGCGTGGCTGTTTGCGCGGTCGATATCGTCCACCTGGCCTCCTTACCCTTTGAGGTGGCGAGTGTCGTCATCTGAGAGGTACGGCACGCCATTGATGTGAACGAAATCGGGGGAGGTGACGATGCCCTTGAGCTTGTGCACTCCCTTGCTGCCCCCCTTGGGGTCGATGTCGAGCAGGTCGGCGATCTGCAGCTTCACGCCGAAGGCCTCCACCTTCATGGTTTCGTCGCCGGTGTCGGCGTAGAACAGCACATCGTCCGGTTTCAGCCCGCGCCAGCTGCCGGCCCGTTTGGCGGCATCGCTCAGCAGCTTGAAGTTCTTGGCATCGAGCTCGAACTCGCACTCGGCCGATACCTCACCATCCACAAAGCCGTCAGGAATGCCGCGGGTTTGCGCCACGGCGCTGCTGTCGGTGATAGTGAGGCTGGCCTTCTCGACGTGAACCATGGTGCCCAGCAGTTCAATGTCGAAGCTCTGCCCTGAAATGCGTCTGGTCATGGGTTAGCCCTCCCCATTGGTGAGGCTCAGATCGAGCATGATGTTGATGGTGATCCCCTTGGGGCAGTCCACAGTGCGGATCACCACGTAGATGGAGACGTGGTTTTTGTCGGTCCACTGGACAGCGATATCGCCATCCTGGGGGGAGGTGATCTCGCCCGGGAACGGCTGGCCGTTGATGGTGGTGGTCCTGGCCATCTCGCGCAGGTCTTTGCCAAAGTAAAGAATGGCGGCGGCCGTGCTGCCCGGAGTGGAGTTGAACGAACGATCGCCGATGCGGGCGATGGCGCGGACCCGCATCCGGCGCGCCACCTTGTAGGCCATCCGCAGGTTTTCGATCACCTGGTAGTCACCGCCCTCGGCGTCCAGGGTGCGGCCGTCGGCCCAGTAGATGCCGTCATAGTCCGGGTACCACATCGGCCCAGTAGATGCCGTCATAGTCCGGGTACCACATCGGCACCGAGAAGCGGTTCTGCTCCAGGGTCTGCAGGGTGGCCAGCGGTAGCTCGATCCCGTCCTTGTCTTTGGGCTTGTTGCCAAGGCCGACCAGGGCGCCGGTTTTAACCCGGCACGGGGTATCGGCAATGCTCACCGCCCGGTTGCACAGGCGACCGGCATAGGCGCCGGCGAGGTTTGGCCACAGCTGCGGCAGCAGGGTGACGGACTCTGCCTTGATGCCATCTTGCAGGGTGACCAGGGCCGCCTCGTAGTCGCTCCAGCTCTGGTCATCCTTCTCGGCGGCATTGATCCCCGCGACCGCCAGCAGCATGAACTGCCAGCGACCCCACTTGGCGATCAGCTCCTGGTTCAGCGCATGGGCGGCGTTGATCTTCGCCTCGTCCCACTCTTGCCCGAGCACCACCACCCCTTCAAAGGAATGGGTCTTCTGGGCCGCGCGCACCGCCTCTTGCCACTCCATATCGGTGGGCAGCACGAAGGCGGCGGCCGTCCAGTTCTGGCCGGCGTTGGCCATGGCTGCCTGCAGGTTGGTCTTGAGCGCGCAGGCGGGCTCGCCCAGCAGCTGGTCAAAGTCACTCTGGGTGTTAAGGGAAAGCAGTTTGCCGGTATTGCTTGGCGCCGTGCCGACAAACAGCAGGTGGCGTTCGACCTCGGTCACGGGCCCCTGCATCTGGTTCAAGTTGTTGATCTGTACATAAGGCCACATGGCGTTATTTCCCCTTCATCTCTTGCTTGTTGACGTCCCAGCCGTAGTCGATGCTCTGCAGGGCGCGGGCAAAGGCTTGCTCCCGTTGTTTGGCGTTGGCACCGAGGAACGGGCGGGCAGGGAGCTCAATCTCCCAGCTCGCTTTCACCGGTTCATCCTTGAGCTTCCTGATGAGCAATCCCGCCTGGGCGTAGTTGAGATTGCCGGTGATCCAGCCAAGCGACGCCGAGCGGTATGACCCTTTGCGCGCCCCCGGGCGCTTGAAGCAGAGCTCGCGCAGCTTGCGGGCCTGCGCCTTGGTCGCGGGTTTGAGTTTGCCGCCCTCGCTGCTCGCTATGCGGCGCCGGCTGGCCGCGGTCACTTGGTAGGTGTGCCCCTTCTGGTGGGTGTTGGCGATGACCCCGGCGTGGGCGTTCATCGTCCCCCGTTTGAACCCGAGCTCGGCCACATCCTGGCTGGGGGCGTGGATCTCCAAGAGCTTGGGCAGGCTGCGCAGCATCTTGCGTTTGCCCCGCTTGCGCGGAGCCCAAGGCTTGCCGTTGGGATCTTGTTGCTGGCGCACATGACGGGCCGCCAGCTTTTTGAGCTCGGCCGCGGCGCGCCACACCAGGCGCTTGCGTTTCTGGGGCGGCAGGGCCAGCAGGTTGAGCTGGTCCTGGCTGCGGCGAGCGTCCAGGGTGATGGTGATCATGCCGGGTCACCTACCTGGTGATGGCCGGTGTCACCGACGTTCATGTCGATGTGGTCGGCCACCCAGATCTCATAGGGGGCAACCTGCCAGCGCTTGCCGAGCCAGTTGATGGGGCCGCTCGGGTGCTCGATAAGGCGCAGCGGCTCGGTAAAGGCGAGCTGGATCTCGAGATCGGCGCTCTTCTCATCGTTCGGGGTTACCGCGTATTCCGGGTCGGCCAGCTCAAACTGTTCACGAAACGAGTCGTGCTCCTGCACCCAGGCGGCCACCGCGGCCAACACGATGGCCGGATCCAGTTCACGAAAGGGCAGCTGCTCCACGATGAACACCGCCTGATAGGTGAGCCAGGCCACGTCTACGCCGGTCGGGCCCATGTTGCGGGATTCGAGCCGGATCGTTCCGTTCTCCATCCAGCTGTCGAGGGACTTGCGGCACTTGGCCGGCAACACCCGGTTGAGCTCGGCGTGGAGGGCGTGCAGGAAATAGCCCTGGGCCTGCTGTTCACTCATCTCTTTACTCATATCAACGACACCCCCGCCCGGTGTTTGCCCTTGATGCTGCGCACCAGTTGCTGACTTTCGGCCAGTAGTTGGGCCCGTTGCTCCGGTGCCCGCTCGGCCAGGTTGTTGGCGGCCGGCCGCTCGGTGACGCTGGCGAACTCCGGCAAGAGGGCCGCCTTGGCGCTGGCAAACACCGCGGCCAGATACTGCTCGGTCAGGGCATTACTGCCGGCGTTAGAGCCACCTTGCAGGCTTGGCCCCGGCACCTCGGCGGCGCAGGCATAGCCCTCGGCCATCAATGCGGCCTGGCGCATCGCCAACTGCAGGTTGATTTCCGAGATGGCCGCCAGCAGTGCGGCGCCGGTGGTTTGCGGGTCAAGGTCGGCAGGCAGGGCGCGACGGCGCTCAAAATCGGCCACGGCCACATCGGGCCAAAACCCGTCATTGCGGATAGTGGCGGCGCTGTAGTCGAACTCTTTGCCTGCAAACATCAGTGACCTCGCTGGTTGAATAGGTGCACCCCTGTAGCCACGCAATTGCCGCTGGGTTCGCCAGAGGCGGTCCATGGCATTCGCGCCGGGGTGCGACGGCGCGGAGAGACGGTTCGTTATTCGGGATTGAGCACCCGCAGGCGCATGGCAATCTTCTGGCGCAGGGTGTTGACCCCCACCTTGCTGTGCAGCTTCTCTGCCTGGGCCAGCCAGTGGTCGGCCTGCTCCAGCGTGGCGGAATCCCCCACGGCGCTCGGCCGCGGCTGGCCGTCCTGGTCACGTAGCAGCAGACAGCCCGCAGCCTTGAACCACTTGGCGGTGAGTCGCTCGTTGAGGCGCCAGTCACCCCGCACCTTGTCGAACACCCGGGAGAACCAGGGCTCGACGGCATGACCCTCGGCCGCTTGCTTCTCGGCCCACTCCAGCACGGTGTCGGCCACGAAGTGGGCCCAGTCTCGCTTGATGTTGCTCGGGGTGCGCTGGCCTTGAGCAATGGCAAGCTCGGCCCAGGCGATACCGGTGTCGAAATCCCCCACATCGAAGGCCCAGACGGTGAGCAGCTGAAACAGCTCGTTTTGATAGGGCTGGCCGGACTCACTGACTGCGGCCAGATAGCGCTCCACATAGGGGCGGTATTTGGGCATCAGCTCGCTGCGCTTCATGTTCACCCGGTCCCCGATGCGAGCCAGCTTGCGCAGCCGCACGATGTCCTGTTCCAGGGCAATCATCTGCAGGTGCAGGCTGTCCGCCACCGCACCGGTGGCCATGCCTGTGCAGGCGGCCTGCGCGGCCCCCTGCATGGCTTGCACCCGTTGCTTGTGGCGTTGACCCGGTGAGCTCATGGCTTACTCGCTCGGCGCAGTGGGGGCGGCACCGATCTCGATGTCGGCCTCTTCAAACCCGCCATAGGCCAGGTATTCGCCGATGGCATAGCCTTCCATCCGCCAGTACTGGTTATCGAAGCACTTCTTGTCCTGGTTATCGTCGGCCTTGCGCTTGCGGGTACCGCGCTGGGTGTAGATGTGCAGGTTGTCGAGGGTGGTCACCACCATCCGCTTGCCCGGGAAGAAGGGCGGGATGTAGGCCTTGCGCCCGGCGATGGATTCGGCCAGCTTCTGGGCGGCGATCTGCTCGGTCGGCTTGGTGGCTTCGCTGTAGAGCTTGGCCTGAGCCGAGGCCACCAGGTCGGTGCCGACCAGCACGACCAGACGCGGGTCCTGGCGAAACAGCGGATCGATGGTGGTGTTGATAAGGTCGGAGGCCATCTCGTCCAGGGTCTTGTAGTCCCCCTTGCCGTCCGGGTCGAAGTGGATCTTCTTGCCGGCCTCGGCCTTGATGATCTGGCTGCCTTCGTTCCACTCGCGGGCCAGCTGGTGCCAGCCTTTGTTAACGTCCTCGCCCAGCGGATGAGCTTTCGGGTCGGTGTCGTCAGCCGCTTCAACGCCGTTCCAACCGACGCGCAGCATGTCCAAGGCAAACGCCTTGTTGATGAAATCGCCCACCAGGCGCAGGAACTCGCCCTCGCTGCCGGCGTTGGCCCAGACGCACAGGGTCGCCCAGTCGAGCGAGGCACACGAATCGGTCTCGGTCAGCTCGTAGGTGTTGCCGGCGACGCCGATCTTGCCGTTGAAGCGGCCATCCTTCTTGCGGCCGGTGAACAGCTTGCCGATGCCCACTTGCACTACCTGGCCCTTGATCTGATCGACGTCGAGGCAGGTGATGAGGCCCAAGAACTCGACGGAGGCGAGCAGCGCGGCGCGCAGGCCGGTTTCCACCGGACCAGTGACGCTGAACTGTTTGGCCAACGCGTTGACGGGGATGCCGTAGGCCTTGGCCAGGGCATTGCTGTATTGCTCCAGGCGCTGTATGGCCTGGACGGTAAGGGTCTGGCTCACGGTCGCTCCTTAATAGACTGCGGGGGTATCGTCACCGCCGAGGGCGTCCGGGCGCTGGCCCGGCTTCTCGACAGAGAACTGGTCGATCTTGCTGTTCAGCTCGCCGAACTTGTCGGTCAGGCTGGCCAGGGTCTGTTCCAGCTTGCTGAACTGCTCGGTGGTGATGCCGGGTTGCTCCTCCACCTTTGCGGGCTCGGTGACCGGTTGGGTGGTGTCGTCGTTGGCCGGTTTGGCTTCCAGCTTTGCGCTGAAGGCATCGATCTTGGTGCCAAGGCCGTTAAGGGCCCCCAGCATCTGATCGAACTGTTCTGGTTTCATTTCCTCATCCTCGGGTTGGCTGGGGGCAGTCATGGGCGCTTGCTCGCCATGGCTGGCCAGGAAGCTGAAAAACTTGGCGATCAGGCCATCGGCCTTCTCGTGCTTGGGGAGCTTGAACGCGGAGAGATCCAGCTGTTCGCTGGTGCCGATGGTGTGGCGTCTGTGCTTGGAGTTGAACTTGAGGCGCGTGGTACCGATGCTTGCCGGCTCGTCAGTGACGCCGAGGCCAAACAGGTAGGTGCGCCCGGTGTCGGCGAAGTTCTCGAAGGGTTCGATGGAGCAGAACTGGTACTGGCCGTTCTGGTTGTAGTAGATGAGATCGCGATTCGGGCAGAGGATGGCGTACAGCTTGAGCTTGCCATCGACCTCCACGGTTTTGAGCGCCTGCACCACGCCGAAGTTTGACCAGCGATCGTGCTCCGGCCACAGCAAGGCCGTGTAGAAGTCGGGATCGTAGGTCTCGGCCATATCGGTGAGCCAGTCGCGGGTAATATCCCGCCCGTCCACCGATTTGCCTTCGGTGGCGATACAGACCCAATCTGTTCTCAAGGTTGTTGCGCTCATGCCTGCTCCCAATAGATGCGGGGTCAGGCTATCGGGTCGGCTAGGGGGTTTCATCCAGTTGTGTTCGTGGCGATTCGGATCCAGCGGGATATCCGAATTACGTGGAACATCAGTGAGATAAGCAAGGGGAGGGGCTGGCTATGATGGCGCCATCATTCACCTGATGGAGGCGCCGTGGCGTATCCCGAAGAGATCCGCAATGCCGCGCGGGGACTCTACCTTAAACGATGGACACCCCAGGAGATCAAGGACGAACTGGGGCTTAACTCCTGCCGCGTGGTCTACTTCTGGGCCGAGAAGTACGGCTGGCGTGACCTGCTGACCGAAGAGGCGGTGGAGGATGCTATTGCCCGTCGGGTGCAGTCGTTGCTCGGGCGAGAGAAGAAAACCAGCGCCGAGCTGGACGAACTGGACCGGCTTATCGGCCACCATGTCAGCCTCAAAGAGAAGGCCATCAAGTGGGCCGAGCGCCAGCAGGCCCTCAGAGCCCAAAGTGAAGGGGGAGAGGAACCCGCTCCACAGAGAACCCCACGCGGGCGCGGTGGCCAGGAGGGTGGCCGCAAGGGGAAGGGCGGTAAGAAGGGCAAGAACGAGGTCGGCCAACTGACGGAGGCAGACTTTGCCGAGTGGTTGGGCACCCTGTTTGGCTATCAGCTGCGTTGCAGGGAGGCCAAGAACGACCCGGCACTGCCGCGCACCCGCAATATCCTCAAATCCCGCCAGATCGGCATGACCTACTACTTCGCCGGCGAGGCGCTGGAAGATGCGGTACTGACCGGCGGCAACCAGATCTTCCTGTCAGCTACCCGCGCCCAGGCTGAGGTGTTTCGCTCCTACATCTGCAAGATTGCCCTGACTTTCCTCGGCGTCACCCTGACCGGTAACCCCATCGTCCTGTCGAACGGCGCCGAGCTGCATTTTTGCTCCACCAACTCCAACAGCGCCCAGTCCCGCTCCGGCAACGTCTACATCGACGAGTATTTCTGGATCCCCAATTTCGAGAAGCTCTCCGACGTGGCCAGCGCCATGGCGACCCAATCGCGCTGGCGCAAGACCTACTTCTCGACCCCGTCGAGCAAGGTTCACGAAGCGTACCGGTTCTGGACCGGGGATCGCTGGAAGGGCCAGCGCCCGAGCCGGGTGGCCATCGACTTCCCGGGCGAACATGACCTGCGTGATGGCGGCCACGTCTGCCCTGATCGGCAGTGGCGTTACGTCATCACCATCGAAGATGCCATTCGCCTCGGCTGTAACCTCATCGACATCGAGGAGCTCAAAGACGAGTACCCGGAGGAGGTGTTTGATCGCCTCTACATGTGCCGCTTTATCGACGATGCGTTGTCGGTGTTCAAGTTCCAGGACATGGAGCGGGCCGGGGTAGACCCCAGCCGCTGGGAGGACTACAAGCCCGGGCGGCCGGATCCGTTCGGCCGTCGCGAGGTGTGGATGGGCTACGACCCGAGCCGTACCCGCGACAACGCTACCCTGGTGGTGGCGCCGCCCATGGTGGCCGGTGAGCGCTTTCGGGTGCTCGAGAAGCACTACTGGCGCGGGCTTAACTTCCAGTACCAGGCGCAGGAGATTGAACGCATCGCCAAGAAGTTTCGGGTCACGTATCTGGGGGTCGATGTCTCCGGCATCGGTGCCGGGGTCTATGACCTCTTGAAGCCCACCTTCAAAGGCATATGCCACCCCATCAACTACAGCATCGAAAGCAAATCGCGGCTGGTGCTCAAGATGATCGACGTGGTGGAGGCAAACCGCATCGAGTGGGACAGCGCGGATCGGGATATACCGCTGGCGTTCCTCGCTATCAAGCGCAGCACCACCGGCGGCGGCCAGATGACGTTTCGGGCCGCCCGGGACAATGTGACCGGTCACGCTGACGTGTTTTTTGCCATCGCCCACGCCGTGGCCAACGAGCCGCTCGATACCACCCGCAAACGTAAATCCACCTGGGCAACCAGCCAGGAGAGAAAGGCAGCATGACCAAGCGACACAAATCCCAACCAGCCCTGGCGACCGCCCCAACAAAGAGCGCGGTGGAGTTCAGCATGCCGGAGGCCATCGATCCCACGGCCTGGATGACCGATTACACCGGGGTGTTTTACAACCCCTATGGCGAGTATTACCAGCCGCCCATCGAGCGCAAAGGGCTGGCCAAGGTGGTGCGGGCCAATGCCCACCACGGGGCCATCCTGATGGCGCGCCGCAACATGGTGGCAGGACGCTTCACCAACCAGCGCACCACGGTCACCGCCTTTGCCCATAACTACCTGCAGTTCGGGGACGCGGGCTTGCTCAAGCTGCGCAATGGGTTTAACCAGGTAGTGGGGCTGCTGCCGCTCTCCAGCGTCTACCTGCGCCGGCGGGAAGATGGCTGCTTTGTCTATCTGCAGCAGGGCAAGCCGAACCTGATTTACCGACCGGAGGATGTCATCTGGCTGGCCCAGTACGATCCCGAGCAGCAGATCTACGGCATGCCCGACTATCTGGGCGGCCTGCAGTCGGCGCTGCTCAACCAGGATGCCACCCTGTTTCGGCGCAAATACTTCCTCAACGGCGCCCACATGGGCTTCATCTTTTACGCCACCGACCCGAACATGGACGACGACACTGAGGAGGAGATGAAGGAGATGATCGCCAGCAGCAAGGGGGTGGGGAATTTCCGCTCCATGTTCGTCAACATCCCGGACGGCAAGCCCGATGGCATCAAGCTGATCCCGGTGGGGGATATCGCCACCAAGGACGAGTTCGCGGCCATCAAGGGGATCACCGCCCAAGATGTACTGACCTCTCACCGTTTTCCGGCGGCGCTGGCGGGGATCATTCCGACCAATGGCGGGGGAGGGCTAGGAGACCCTGAGAAGTACGACGCCACCTATGCCCGCAACGAGGTGCTGCCGCTGTGCGAGCTTATCCAGGATGCCATCAACAGCGCGGGACTCCCTCGTTCCCTCTGGGTCGATTTTCGGGAGAATATCGGTTCAACTGTATAAACAAACAGTGTTTGCTATGGCAAGATAGGCTGTTGATTTGGATAGAAAAGGGGGCGTAATGCGGGTTTATTGCAAAGTGTGTGGCCAGCGGGGCCGCATTACCAAGACCAACCGACTGAGCGATGATGTCTCGGATCTCTACTGCCAGTGCACTGATGCAGAGTGTGGCCACAGCTGGGTGGCCACTTTGTCGTTCGCCCACACCCTAAGCCCCTCGGCCAAAACCACCAACCAGCTGGTACTGAGCTTGATGGGTTCGCTGACACCAGAAGGTCGGCAGCTGGTACTGAAAGGACTGGGGGCGCAATAGCGCCCACAGATAATCTGCCGCAACTCATATGCCTCTATCGAGTCATGTCTTCTCATTGATGAGTAATAGCCGTTCACTCATCTCCGTGAGCCTGTATGAATATAATATATGGCTACATAAAGTAAAAAGAGTGTATAATATGCGCAAAATATTAAATCTGCAGTAAAACCTACAGTTTATTGGATGGTTTTCGTGCGTTGTGTAATTCAGGGGCTAAATTGGAAAGAAAACTATCTAGAAGCAACTCTTCAATATTAGACTTAATTAGAGGTATATCTGCTCAGTTGGTAGTGATAGGCCATGGAATTTCATTTTGTGGAGTTGCATTAAAATTTCATCAACCCAACTTTCCGTGGGTGCAAAATATTGCTGTCGTTATATTTTTCATTCTCTCTGGGTTTGTTATCTCATACAGCTTAGGTCGAAAGTCATATCGAGATGATTATAGTTTCTCTCACTACTTTGTTGATAGGTTTGTTAGAATATATACGTCATTTATTCCAGTTCTTATTTTCATTGTTGTGATTGATTTTTTTAGTAAGTCAATTAATGGTTCCTTATATGCTTACAATGAGGCATTTAATGTAAAAACATTTATATCTAATGTTTTTATGCTCCAAGATTATCCGTTTATAAATTTTGTGACCAGTTTCGGTTCTGCTAGGCCGCTATGGACAGTTGCAATTGAGTGGTGGATATATCTTTTTGTTGGCGCACTTTTTTTTACTTTAAAAAATAAAAGCAAGAATGCTTTCGTCTATTTTTTTATTGTGTTTTTGTCAATTGTACCAATGTATAATTTAATTGGTGGAAGAGGCAATGGGTTGACCTTGTACTGGGTCTATGGTGTGATGATTTACTACATATTTGAACGTGCGATATTAAAAAGCGTCAGTGTTATAAGTATGTTTATAATGATGATTGCTCTTGTGGTAATGGCCTGTTACAGGGTGATGAGTGATCTGCAAGAATATGATTATTTGTTTGCTTTGTATATTGCTGGTGTGATTGTTTTGCTTGTTGAGATTTCTACAAGGTTTAACTTCAATGCTATTGTAGTACGAGTATCTACATTTTTAGCAAGCTATTCGTATTCTTTATATTTGATCCACTATTCAATATTTGATTTTCTAGTGACTCGCTATGGTGGTGGTTACACTGTATTCTTTACTGCATTTATTTTTTCCAATGTTGTTTCATATTTTTTTGCTATGCTATTTGAAATATATTTAACAAACAAAATAAAGAGAGGTATCTATAGCTTTTTTAACTGGAGATACATGGGATAATAATGATGTCAATTTTGAATGATACCTAAATTAGGTGAATAGGTATCGTTACCTAAGTAAGCCATCAAACCATTCATTCCCCCAGCCCCTAGTGACCGCTACTCTCGGGGCTTTCTTGCCGCCATTTTGGCGCATCCAGCCCCTCCAGCACCCGCCACATCTCTGACTGATAGGGCTGCGGCAGCATCTCGATCCAGCGGTGTGCCCCGGCGTGGCCTTGTGCCTGGTAGACCTCGCCGCACAACTCAATCAGCATTGGCCAGTCCTGGTCCCCTTCCGGTACCGCGTATTCATCCGGCGGGTTCTGTTCTAATCGCTCCAGGCCCTCAGGCTGCCAATCCGGCTCGCTTGGAAGTGATCTGCACGATTGCACCTGGCCGTTCTCCAGCCAGAGGGTGAAGCCGTCCGTGCTGACGCTGGCACCAGCCCTTAATCGCTCAATGGAAAAGGGCGATAACCCCCACTGTTCCCTCATGATCTGGTCTGCGAAGGCATCAGGAGCGGGCCGCGTACAGTTATTGTCAGAGCTCCAAGGTGCCGGGCTGTCGCCCGTCTTAACCCCAACCCCCCTCGCTGCTGCCTCGGCGGCTTTCCTGGCTTCATGGGTGCCGGCGGGCACAATCTCCCACCCTTGCAGGCGGGTCTTGATGCCAAGGCGAGCGGAGGTAAGGCCCATCAGGCGCTTGATGTCTTCGCCATAGCAGTTGGCCTGCTCCTCAATAAGGTGGGCCAGCTTGATGGGGTGTTCGGCACGGGTTGCCAGTGCGCCGCCCATGGCGTGCAGATAGCAGCGAAAGATGCCGTTATCTGCGGCAAAGCGGGCGGCCTCAAAGCGCGGGTCTTGCAGCACTGGCTTGGGTGGGCCAACCAGATCGGCATGCTTCTTGGCGTTGCTGATGCGGCGCAGCTCGCGCCATACTCCCACCGGGGCACCTCCGATCTGCTGGAAGGTACGAATGCCCCACCAACTGGCCCAGGCCACGGCATGCAGGGCACCCTCATCGGCGGCGGTGCCAGCCTCTTCGTCATCGTCCAGGTAGGCGCCGTCGATGTTCTTGGCAATGTATTTGGCGATATAGCCCGCAGCATCCCCCTTGGCCGGGTCTATCTCTTTCCAGTCAAAGCGGGGAGTAAAGTCGGTAAAGGGTGGGGCACCCTTGATATCCCGTACCAGCTCGTCGTGGTCGTCGGTCAGGGCATAGCGTTGCAGGATGCCGATCACCCGGTTGCGATCTTCCGGGCGCATAAATAGCAGCAGGTGCCAGTGCGGGGTGCCGTCGTGGTGAGCCTCGCACACGCGAAATCCATAAACGGGGGCGTTCCACCGTTTGAGGGCAGCTCTGGCGCGGCTCCAGAGTTTGGCCAGATAGGCGCAGGTTTCCCGCGGCGTGGCCCCTTGATATCGTTTGTTCTCTACCGCTTTGCCGTTGTGTTTTTGTGTCCAGGCATGAAAACGGCTCGGCGCAGTCCAGGTGAAGAAGACCCCTACATGACCCTGCTCTTCGGCATAGTCATTGAACCCCCGAGCACGCACCATCATTTCGTTGCGGCGGTTCACTGGGTTGGCGTTGCTGGCCTCCCAGCAATCCTTCATCGACACGACCAGGTCATACTGCTCGTTGACCACTTCCGACTCGGCCAGCCAGCGCATCATGGCCCGCTTGCGTTCGCGCACCACCTTCATGGTGGCGTTCGATATATAAGCCGACACCCCCTTGCGCACCTTGCCGAGCAGAATGTTGATCTGCTCCTGCAGCCGATCCCAGCAGCGGCTGACGCGCTTCTCCCACCACTTGGCAGAGAGCAGGCGCACCAGCACGCTCAGGATCCAGTTATCCCGCACCTCGTCGGATTTGAACTTGGGCATCTTGCCGATAAAGCCCCACTGATCGGCCGGCTGGCGCATCAGGGCCCAGGTCCGCAGCAGATCCGGCTCGGCTCCGTCTTTAATGCCCTGTTCGATGTTCTTGTAAATAGCTGCGGTCTGGTTGGCGAACTGGTGGGCTACCTTCTTGCGGCCGTCTTCATCGCGCATCTCCCTTGGGTTGACCGGTATGGAGTGGAGCAACTGGCGCACCCAGCGGGTTCGCTCACGCAGCCAGATATTGGCCGCTCGGCAATGGGTGAAGCTGCAATCCTTGCGGCGCCGTGCGTACTGCTTGAACAGGTCGCGGGTTAACTCGGGGGAGAGGCCATCGAGCAGCTGGATGGCCCAGAGTAGATCGTATTGGCCGCGTGGGCCGCCGAAAACGGCGTCAAAGTTGACGCCGGGCAGAGAGTTGCAAAGGGTGTTGACGCGCTGCAGCTGTGCTTTTCTCGACAGCGGCAGCCGGGTGGTGAGCTTGGTCATGCGTTAAGCGGATAACGTCTTGATGCGAAACAGGCATCCACTGATGCGCTGCTGGGCATGGTTTTTCATTCGCCGAGCGGCCGCGCACTGACGCAGCAACAGCTTGATGCTGACGTGGGGGCGGGCAGGTAGCCGGCGCGCATGGGCCAGCTCCCGTTGATAAAGACGCAGCCGTGCTGCGTCTTCCCGATAGGTCTCTTGCCAGCGATGCATCTGGCTGGTCAGTTCCTGCTGCAGGTGATGAGTCACTTGATCACCTCACCTTGTCCATGCAGTGGCGCGCACTCGTGCCACCACTCGCCGATCTCTTTGGCCAGCGCGGTTGCACCCTGGCCGAGGGCCAGCCAATAGACAGAGCGCACCGCACCGAGTGCCAGCAGCTCCCGGGGGATATCCCGATCGCCTCTGGCCTCACCGCCGGCGGCGATAAACTCGGCGCGGGCTGCCAGCCAGTGGGTGGTCAGCGGGTTGTGTGCGGGGAGTGCGGCCGCCTCTTCATCGTCCTCGTCGCCGTCATCATCGAGCAAATCAGCCGGGTTGCTGGTCGCAACCAACTGCAGCTGGATGTACTGCTGGCCGGAGTAAACCCCGCCCAGGGCGATGCGGTTATCTTCTGCATTGGCGGCGAACATATCGGCCAGCAGCCCCTCGACCACTTTGGGCGCCTGGCGGGCAATCTTGATGATGTCGCTCATTGGCAGGCCCTCCGGTTGATGCTGAGAAATAGCTGATGCCAGCGCAGGGCACGCTTTGCCTGGGCTAACAAGGTTTTACCCTCCGTTCCCCTGAGACATGAGGAGTGGCGGGCTTTGGCGGTGAGCCGCTGGCGCAGGCGCGGCAACTCGGCCAGCGCCTCCTGCTCGGATATGGGATGGAAGATCTTGCTCATGCCTGCACCTCCGGCGTGGCGATACCGGTCAGCAACCAAGCGAGATGGCGTTTCAGCTCCGGGTGGTTGGCGATCAGCAGGAACAGGCCACCCCCGATCTCGCGGTATCCCAGTTCGTAGTTCTTGAGCGTGGTGGGCGGAATGCCGAGCTGGGCGGCAAACTTCGGACGGCTTAGCCTCAACTGTTCCCGCAACTGGCGCAGGCGCTTGGCGGCATGGTGGTTGAGCAGGTTGATTTGGGTTGGTTGTGCATTCATGGTCAGGCTCCTTGTTGAGTGGTGCAGGGGTTGATGCGGCTGAACAGAGAAGCCCAAGCCAGTGCGGTTGACCGCTCCATAAGCGCAACCCCGTCCGGGTGTTGGCTAAGACGGGCGCCATAGCGGCCCGTCAGCTTGCGTTGTTGGATGCGAAGGTTGCGCAGGGCGCAGGGGATCGCTAAAGTTGCCATGTCGACTTCCTCATGCGTTGTTGATAGAGGCCCGCTTGGAGTTGCCGCTCCGTAATGCGGGCTTTTTTATTGCCCAATTGGTCGTGGGCCTTGCCCGGTCATCTGGCTTGCTGCCAGCACCGCGCGTTTCATGCGCAGCTTTGCTGCTCTCTCTTTTTTCTCCCTCTCGATATCCCTGATAGATCTGGTGACCGGTGCCGGGTGCCACACCTTGGTGTCACAGCCGCCGCGAAATTCGCTTTGGTACTCCAGTGCAATCACCGCAAGGCGGATCGCTTCACGCTGCGCATGCGGCAGTGCCGACAGCGTGGCGCTCATCAGTTCGCCCCGAGGCTGGCGGGCGATGGCACAGATGGCCGCTTTCTTGGCCTGGCCCAGTGCCAGCCAGTCGGTGTCGAGGCTCGAGCGCTTCTTGCCGAACATCTCGCGCAGCAACATGCAGCCGGCGGTGTTCATGGCCACCTGTTCCTCTGGCGTCAGGCCAGCCAGATTGCGTTGTTGATGGTCAATGCGTTGGGTTTGCATGGGTTCCCCCTTACATGGTCATGGTTTGCATCAGGATGTCTGACGCACAGGCCAGGGTCGGCACCGCCTGAAAGCGGGCCTCAATGTCGTGGATCAGGATGGCGAGTGACCCCATGGCCGAGGTGGCCACGTTCACCAGGGTGTTGCGCTCGGAGCGGGTGATCCGGCCGCGGTCGGTCAGCTCCAGCGCCCGCTGGCCAATGCTGGCGATCTTGGCGTTCAGGTCGATAGCCTGATGGGGCAGGGAAGGGGCCCGCTCTGCCTTGGGAATAGCCACGGCAGTCAAACCACAAACAAACAGGGCGCCATCGAACAGGGTTTCATCCCCCTCACTTGCCTCGGTGATGGCAATCAACTCGGCCACCGTCAGCTCGTGAGGTTGGTCGGGGTTTAACTTGTTGCGCAGGAGCTGCGGATTCATGCCAGTTCGCTGTGCGAGCTCGGCCATGTTGTGACTGGCCGCAAAGCGTTGGCATGCGCTGATCCAGTGCGGATGTTTGCTGGCGTATTCGGTAAACATGCGAGGTTCTCCTTGACCCGTTATGGTGTTTGCAGGTTCACGCGAGCGTCATGGTGACGTAGCGCTCAGCCTGATAACGGGCTTTCAGGAACAGGGCATAAAGATTGACCTCGCGAGGTGCTCCCGGGCCGTCTTGCAAAATGGGCAACTGGCCGCGGTCGGCACGCTTTTTGACCGCTTCCAGGCTAATACCTTGGCGGTCGGCGTACTCCTTCAGGCTTTCACTGACGCGATTACCAAAGGGGTAATCAAGCGGTAGCTGGCTCACATCACTGGGGATGCGGATAGGTTTGATTCGAGTAGTCATGATGAATCCTTCTTAGGGGGTTCAAACACAGGGGGTGGGTTGTTGCGGGGTGCTGCGCGGGTCGGCCTTTAACTTGCCGCCGGTCAGGACTTCGATTTGGTAGGCCAGGCCTTTGGGAATGGTGTTATCCCATTTGCTAACCGCTACATGGGAGATCCCAAGAGCCCTGGCTGTTGCCGTTACGGTGCCAAAGTGCTCTAAGACAGTACTTTTCTGCATTATTTCGCCCTCTCTTTTTCGTTACCTAAGTGTCGATAAGATTGAAAGGTAACTTATGGGTCGGGTTCAAATCAAGCTGTTTAGTTGCTTTAGTTACGTCACCGAGTGGTAACTTAGGTTTATGGAAACAATCAATGACCGTATTGCAGCACGCAGGCGTGCGCAGAAAATGAGCCAAGATGAGCTTGCAAGGCGCATCGGGATTACCCGTGTCTCAATTAGCAAGTGGGAATCTGGACTTAACCAGCCGAAAGGCCGCTATCTCAATGACTTGGCAGCAGCGCTGGGGGTAACCGTTGAGTGGCTTTTGACGGGGGAGGGGAGTGCTCCTGAATCATCAGGGGAGCCACGGATACCTGGTTATCACAACGTAGAACCAGCAGTGATTTATCAGGGCAAACGGATCCCGATTCTGAGCTATGTCCAAGCGGGCAACTGGCGTGAGATGTGCGAGCAGGCCACTGCCTTCGATGGCAATGTCGAATATGTATCGGCAGGAGGCGAGATCGGCCCCTACGGATTTGGCCTTTGGTTACGTGGTGACTCCATGGTGCCGCTATTCAAGGAAGGAGACCTCATCATCGTGGACCCTGACGAGTCACCCCTGCCAGGGGATTATGTCGTGGCCAAGAACGGCAGCAACGAGGCCACGTTCAAAAAGTACCGGCCCCGCGGCATCGATGAGAGCGGCCAAGAAGTATTTGAGCTGGTCCCCCTCAATGAGGATTACCCCACCATGCACTCCGACCGACAGCACATCCAGATCATCGGCGTGATGGTAGAACACCGATCATATAGAAAAAGAAAAGTAGGGAGTTAACCAAACGCCTTTAAAAAATAAGTTCTAGCACGATATATAATTTCGTGATTAATGACATGTGCGCATTTTTGATATGTTCTGATACGTATAAGATCTGCGCGTAAAAATGAAAGCAAGCGGCGTTCACATAAGATAAATAGCGCCAAAATATATTTAACAATAGAACCTGATGATATAGGTGCCTTTATGGGTATGGTTTACGATAAAGATTTGTTATTCATGGCGGATTTTACTGACAGGGAAACTCTATGGGAATTGCGTAAATTTCTTACATGGGATCCTAATGATGGGCGAAAGCGCATTATGTCCAACTTGGATGAAAATATAGAAAAAAATTCTAATCCATATTGGCAATGTATTGCTGAAGAGCTCCAATGTTACGGTGGAAATAGTATCGCCAATGCTTGGCGTGGTCATGGAGTTCCGTATCGTGAGGTGCTTGAGGACTGTATGAAGAAACTCAAGATACCCTTCATTGAAGGAGAGAATATAGAAAGCATGGAAACAAAGTACATGATGCACTTCGTTATGATGTACATCAAGAACATGAATGAGAGCCAGCTACATGAGTTGGCAATGTCTCTTGAACTACAGGACCTTGATAACTTCAGTAGCACTTACTATACAAACCCTTCATTGTGGTACGATATTATCACTATTGTATTTCGTCGTGGTGGTTTTAAAAGTTATCAAATGACCTTGCACATTATAAATTATGTGTGGAAAATGATTTTTGGTAAAGGATTAACCATCGGTACCAATGCAATGATTGCAAAAGTATTGGGTGTAATTACGGGGCCTGTTGGCTGGACAGTGAGTGCGGCATTAACAGCAAAAGATATTGCTGACCCAGCAATGCGCGTTACCATTCCCGCCTGCATATTAGTAGCGCAAGCTCGTATGATTCATAAAGATAATTTTCCAGAAAAATACCAGGAAGTAGAAGTTAACACACCGGGTATGTTATCAGGTTCAACTCTTAAATTGGTAGGTTTATTTTAA